ATCATTAAGCATTGTTTCAAAACATTGATCACAATAACACAACTCATCAAAACAAATGCAATACGCTCGTCTCGTACACCTGGAACAAATCTTATTCATGTATGTCATTAATTTTATAGTTTATTACTTCGTAATAAACCCTAGGGTGAATTTTGCATAAAAAAAAACTACGTTTTTATTCATCATCATTTCCATAATGGTAACGTCGGACAGCGTACTGTCCTCCGTAGTGAATTTTGTATGAAAAAAAACTTTTTTTTATGTCCTCGTTTCGTTTCTAGTCACGATTTTGGACCTAGTGGAAATAAAGGTGTGTGGGTATAATAGAAGCAAATATTAAGTAAAAGTTATCCAAATATAGTGTGATTGAGCAATACTATCCACTTTTTATCCTGGTTTCTATTATATGTGCTAGCATTGGCGGTATTATTGCCACAAGGAACATTACAAGAACTGCGCCAATATCTAATAAAATTAAAAGACAATATGATCTGTATATATCGGACCTGGAAGCAACCAATAAAAGACTTAACGGCAAACTTAATCAAATGAAAAAAGGAATTAGTATAAGTCCTGATGAAGCAGGCGATCCATTTAGTGCTATTAGTGGCATATTAGACCAAATAGCTCCACAATTACCTGCAAGTATTAGACCATTATTAAAGAATAAAAAGGCAGTTGATTTTATATCTAATTATGTTCAGCAAAATCCAGACGCAGTTAAATCAATTGTGGAAAAATTCACAAGCAAACAATCAGGTAAATCTACCGACACAACGTCATCAGCAGATCAATCAACCTTGTAAGACTTGCGAAGATACAGAGACAGGAATTCCATGCGGTAAAGTATTATCCAATGATATTGGAGCAAGCGGTAAAGAGTATTTTTCATTAATGGACTGTCCAACCTGTAAAGGGCAAAAGTTTATTTATCAATAAATAGTGAATTATGCATGGTTGGTATTCTTAAAAAAATCATTCCTATTGCTATTGCTGGAATTGGTTTGTTTGCAGTAGCTAACATTGTAGCAAGACCGCAATCTGCTAAAGATTCTGCAACTGCATTAAGTGAAACTTTATCAGGTTTTGGAACAGGTATAGGACAAATTGGGACCGGTTTTGGTTCAGCTTTAGGTTCTATTGGTACAGGTTCCGCAAAATTATTAGATCCGTTATTTAGTTTAAAAACTCTCATTTATGGTGAAAATGCAGAAGCATTAGATATAAGAGCTAGAGAGCAATCATTAACCGCCTCAAATACTTTAATTGCTGATCCGGTAGTGAATACCGCATCAGATAGTCCAGGCGTTACCCCTCAAAGCCCTGCATCAGAAACGGCAATTCCACAAATGCCAATAAGAGGAGCACCAACAAATTTTCCAAACAGTAGAGTATCAACAGCAAGAGAAAAAGAATTTCAGTCTTATGTAACACAAGCCGCAAACTGGACCGTTGCCGGTAGTGCCACGTCTGGAGGTAAAATGTAGAAATGGCAAAGACAAAACGTACAGCTAAACAAAAAGCAGCTACTAGAAAATTAGTCGCATTAAACAAAAGACGTAGAGTTAAAACTAATAAGCAGAATACATTAAGACGAAGACGTACATCAACGAAAAAAGGAGGAATAAGAAAGACAGCTCGAAGAGCTTATAAGAAAGTAAAAAGAAAAACTAAACGTATGCCACGAAGATCATCACTCAAAGGATTGACTAGTTCAAGCACCCTAAAAAAAGTAGCATTAGGTGTCGGAGGAGCAACATTAGCAACCGCTATGATTTCCTTTATCGCACCAAACTCATCACTCGGAAGATTTGCACCAGCCGCTGGTGCTTATGCACTTGGTGGTATTGAGGGAATAATTGGAAACTTTGCTTTAGGTATGTTGAAACCAGCTCAATCAAGTAATGCAAACGTAGCACCACAAATGGAGGTATTATAATCATGGGAGTTCCCATAATGAGACAATACACATTTGCTGCACCAGCCGCAATTAATCAATTTGCACTAGCAACTGATGACGTAACCGGTTTATCTGTTCAACAGTTAAACAAGGATAATGCCATAGTTGATTTTGTAAATGCAGTTAATCCAGCCGGTACAGCACAATACCAAACAAGGTTATTCATCAATAACTTAGAAGCAGGACCAACTTTCTTCTCTAGTAACTCAGACAGTTCTAGTGCAGGAAGAACAATTCCAGGACCATTGCCAATTTCTGTTCAAGGAAATAGTGGTGGTAAACAATTAAGTTATTCAACCGCACAAACCGTACTTGGTGGAGGTGTAGCAGCTTATCAATTCATTGTCAAATACGCAAATCTATTTTGAGGTGTTTCAGTAAATGCCAACTAATATTCAAGGTTTCGAAGTCTTAACAAGACCAAAAGATACGAGCATTGAATCCTTTCCTATTTTTATTACAATCCCTCAAGGTACTAGCCGCATTGTAACATTTCCAACTGAATTTAATGCAGTAGCTATATCTCTCCAAATTGAAAATCAAGATGGAGGAAATTCTTGTTCATATAGAATTAATTCTTCAACTAATCCAATGACTACTATTCCCTCAACTAATTTTAGATCATTTACTGATATGAATATAGTTAGCGTAGAAGTAACAGCAGGTGCAACCGGTCCAACTGTCATTTTGGGACAAATGGCAGCTTTACCTAAACCAACTTTACCGGAGTTTAATTCATTATGAGTTTTGGTGGTGGTGGTGGAGGTATTACGCCACATGTTCACGATAACAATCCAGGACAAGGAGGCGAATTATCAAAAACTCAGACGTTAATGGGTGGTGATATATTATACAGTTTAATCACGGATAACACAGCTCAAGTTAATACAAATACTGCTAACATAGCCGCTTTAACAGCAGATATAGGCAAATGGTCTGCAACCAATACTGCAACATTTAGAAATTCAATTATAGCAGGAGTTCAAATAGGAGATATCGAGGAAGTATAAAATGGCGGCAGGAGATATTTATTCAAGTATGTATAACACCGGAACCACAACAATACAACCGGCAGGATCGACAAAAGTATGTATAACCTGGTTAAGTGGTGATCAAAATTGTAATTTATATGGTGTTAATGGTTCAGGTTCATATAAAATGTATGGAGCAAAAAGTGATAGCTCACAAGAGAATGACAAATTCGCTTTATGGAATAATTCTACTTTTGGAATGAAATTATTTATTGACAATACAGATTACATTGAATTCCAAAGTGGAAGCTGTTCTTATTCAGGGGTAGAAGTATAATGAAAATAATTGATGATTCAAAAATTAAAAAAGCAAATAAAGAATCAGACGAAGATCTAGAAAAAGCTAAACGATTACCAAATGTTGAATGGATAAGAGTACATAGAAATTCAGAAGGTATAATTGGAATTTTAGAAATACACAAGAAACAACAAAATAAAGAGTCAATAGAGGAGGTGTAATAATGACAGAATTTTTAGCGACATTAGCTTTTTTAGGAATAGGTTTAACAGCTATTACAGGAATTTTAGCTTTGAAAATTTATAATCCTAACTCCAAATGATCGAATACCTTACACCAGCATTATTATTCTTCATTCTAGCTTTTGCTATTGAAACAAGAATGAAAGTAGCTAAATTGTGCGGTAGATTAGATAAGTAAACAGTTTTAACAGTATGATCATATATGTTAAATAGTACTACACTATCCCAGCATAACGATAGCTGATAAGGACAAAGTTGTACTACTCAATCAAAAAAAATGAAGGTAGAGGGCATTAAAAACCCCTCATACCTGATCGTATCTTATACCACAATAGCAACAACGAGCAAAACCATTTTGATCACAGTTTGCAATGTTAAAAGTATGGTGTTTTGTATAAGATTGGCTAGTTTTTCGACAAGTAAGACAAGTTTTCAAGGTTCTATAACCTCCTTGCATTTTGGACACTTATCCATTAGATCTACTTTCCTGGGATAGCCTAGAATTATACCACAATTACCACAAAAATATGTATTAATTTCGTGGGTTTGTTTTCTAATTCGTGCCATAATTTTTCAGAATTGTTTTCATTAGATCTTTTGTTTCAGGATCATTAAGCATTGTTTCAAAACATTGATCACAATAACACAACTCATCAAAACAAATGCAATACGCTCGTCTCGTACACCTGGAACAAATCTTATTCATGTATGTCATTAATTTTATAGTTTA